GCTGGAGATCAACACCATACCAGACTTCGGCAAATTGAAGATCAGAGAAAGTTTATTTCATTTCTCAAGCAGGGCATCGATATGGATTCCGCCCTTGCTGCTGTGGGGAAGAAAAAGACCGCCCTTAGATCTTGGCTCCTAGATGGGGAATTCGCGGCGCAGGTCGAGGAAGCCTCCGCTTTTGGGTCAGATGCCATCGCTGCCTCACTAGGTGAAAATAAACATAATATTGATTTTGCCACGTTCTCGCGAGAGTTCTTGAACACCGAGGTATTCCCTCATCAGCAAAACTGGATTGACGTTCTTGAGGGTCGAGACCCGACGTGGCAACACCCTTCGATGATCTATGAGCCAGCTAACCGCCGTAGGCTTTTGATCAACGTGCCACCTGAACATGCTAAGTCAACCACCATGACGGTTAACTATGCCATGTACAAAATTGCTCTAAATCCTAATATCAGGATTGTAGTCATTTCCCAGACCCAGACACGCGCCAAGGAGTTCTTGTACTCTATCAAGCAGCGCATGACTGAAGAGCCGTGGCTTAAGATGCAACAGGTGTATGGTCCTCCAGGGGGCTATAAGGAGACGGCAGACCAATGGACTGCAGACAGAATTTATCTCGAACGCGAATCAGGAGAGAAGGACCCGACGGTTCAAGCTCTTGGTATTGGACAGCAGATCTACGGTACTCGTGCGGATCTAATCATCATGGACGATATTGTCTCAACGACAAACGCGCACGAATGGGAGAAGCAACTCAACTGGTTGCAGAAGATGGTCGTTACCCGTGTGGGTTCGACTGGGACTTTGCTGATTGCAGGGACTAGAGTTTCCTCTGTAGATCTATATAAAGAAATTAGAAATCCTGAACACTGGACTGGCGGTAAGTCGCCTTTCACTTACCTAGCCATGCCAGCTGTTCTTAAGTTTGACGATAAGCCTGAAAAGTGGCAAACCCTTTGGGCTAGGTCTGATAGACCGCTGGATGGGGCTGACGAGTTTGATGATCCAGAATTACTTACCCCCGATGAAAACGGGCACTTTGTAAAGTGGGATGGTAAGCGACTGTTTGAGCGTCGTAGCGAGGTCAGTCCCTCCACGTGGGCACTTGTTTACCAACAGCAAGATGTTGAGGAAGATGCAATATTTCCACTTCCTGTTGTTAATGGTTCAGTAAACCGTATGCGCAAAGTTGGTAAACTTAACTTTAATGCTCCTGGGCATCCAAGTTCTCAAGGTTCTTGGTTTGTCATTATGGGGCTTGATCCCGCCATGTCTGGCAAAACTGCAATGGTTGTCTATGCGGTTAATCGAGAAACACAAAAGCGATATGTGCTTGATGTGTATAACATGGCTGAATCTACACCACAGAAGATTGATAGTTTAATCAAGGAATGGGTGGAGATATACCAACCACAAGAGCTACGCATTGAAATCAATGCTTATCAGAAAGCTTTCTCGCTTGATGATCAACTGCGAATGTGGCTTGCTAGCCGTGGTACTGCGCTTCGCGAACACTTTACTAGCAAAAATAAGTGGGACGTTAACTTCGGTGTAGCTGCAATGTCCTCATTGTTTGGTAGTATGCGAGACGGTAAGTTCAATAGAGATAACCTTATTGAGCTTCCCGATAATTCTAATGAGCACGTTAAGGCTTTGGTCAACCAGTTAATTACCTGGAAGGCTGATACCAAAGGACCAACCGACTGTGTTATGGCACTATGGTTCTGTGAGATTAGAGCAAAAGAATTAATTCAGCAAAGTAACTTTAGAACGGCTCACGCTAACAACAAGTGGGCAACAAGAAGAAACGTTGCCATGCAAGGTGTAGTAAACCTTGATGAAATGGCAATGGAAACATTGTCAGGTCTATACTAGGAAACTAAATGGCATTATCAACTGAGCAAGTTACCAATAAGGTATTGGCTCTTACGCGCAGGTACGCCGAGCGTGACTACCGAATGGCAGACATTACTGCTGTTCGTCGTGGAAACATGGAATCCGTGTACCCAGACATGTTCCCTGAAGGTATGTCACGTCCGATGATTGCCAACTTTGTTGATGTTGCTGCTCGCGACATTGCCGAAGTTCTTGCCCCACTTCCATCTTTTAACTGCTCAACCGCAAATATCAATTCGGATAAGGCAAAGAAGTTTGCTGACAAGCGAACCATTATTGCTAATAACTACGTTGAGTTTTCTAATCTTCAGACCCAGATGTATACAGGTGCTGACTGGTACTTAACCTACGGTTTCTTGCCAATCTTTGTTGATGCTAACTTTGATGCAATGATGCCACATATCCGCATTGAAAATCCAATGGGTTCTTACCCAGAGTTTGATCGTTTTGGTCGCTGTGTATCTTTTACTAAAAAGTACATTAAGACTATGCGTGAGTTAATTGTTGACTTTCCTGAATATGAACGTGCAATCATTGGTGATCTTGGTCGCGATATGGCTGACCTTGACAACAACATGGAACTAATGCGTTACGAAGATGCCGATCAAGTGGTCCTGTTTCTACCACAACGTGGCAATCTAGTTCTTCGTAAAGCTAAGAACCCAATCGGCAAACTATCCGTTGTAGTTGCCCGTCGTCCTGGACTTGATCTAGACGACCCACGTGGTCAGTTTGATGATGTACTTTGGGCACAGATTGCTCGTGCTCGCTTTAGTATGTTGGCTATGGAAGCTGCAGAAAAATCTGTACAAGCTCCATTGGTTCTACCTAATGACGTATCTGAATTTGCCTTTGGTCCAGATTCAGTTATTCGTACCAACAATCCTGCTGGTGTACGTCGCGTAGCTCTTGAACTACCTACTGGTGCATTTACAGAACAACAACTACTTGAACAAGAAATGCGTATGGGTGCTCGTTACCCAGAGGGAAGATCAGGTAACATTGATGCGTCTATTATTACAGGTTCTGGAGTTCAAGCACTTCTTGGTGGCTTTGATTCGCAAGTAAAAGCTGGACAACAAATCCTTGCTGAAACATTCCAGAAGGTTATGGAGCTTTGTTTCCACATTGATCAGACTTTGTTTGATGAAGAAAAGAACATGGCTTGTGTTTATCAAGGTGCTCCATATGAACTTAGCTACAAACCATCTAAAGATATTAAGAGCGATTACAGCATTCAAGTTCGCTACGGAGTTATGGCTGGACTTGATCCATCACGTGCGCTTATCTTTTCGTTGCAAGCTTTGCAGGCTGGATTGCTATCCCGTGAATTTGTAATGAGTGAACTTCCCTGGAGTATGAACGTTGGACTGGAAAAAGATCGTATTGATGTTGAGCGAATGCGTGATGCTCTTGCTGGTTCTATAGGAGCATTAACGCAAGCCATTCCACAAATGGCTGCTAATGGGGCAGACCCTTCAGAGATCATTGAAAAGATTGCTACGGTAATTGACATGAAGAAGAAGGGTACTGCAATTGAAGATGCAGTAATGGAAATCTTTAAGAAAGAAGAAGGCGAAGTAGAAGAAGCTGAAGGAATGCCAGAACAACCTGAAGCTCCTGAGGGAATGCAACAAGGTGCTCCAGCACCTGCAGCGGGACCAGAGGGTCAGCCAGCAGGACCACCACCAGATGTTGCTAGTATCCTAGCTCGTCTTGGTGGCGGGGCATGACAGACGAAGAACGTTTAGCTTTATTTAGAAATAAATTCAAAGACCTACTTGATGAGTATGGTAAAACATTTCATCAAGATGGTGCGTTTTGCACTACATATTTTGTTACTGCAGAATTTTTTGATGGTGATGGTCAATGGTGGGCAAGCACAATATTTGACGATAAAGCACCAATATGGCATGTAACTGGATTAATCCAACATGCATTAGAAAATGATTTTGTTGATGAAGAAGAAGAGGATTAATTATGGCTCAGCAAGGTGGTAAACGACCAGTTCGTACTAAGTCTCAAGCTAAGCCTGTATCGGGTCCAGGTGCTTTGTCACAACGTACTGATATGGTTGCTAGTGATCCAAATGTTTATGGTGATCGCAAAGCTACTCAAGAACTAATGTCAGCTGCTCCTATGGCTAAAGCTCAATCAGTTCCAAGTGCTCCTCCAATTACTTCTTTGTTTGCTCCAACTGAACGACCTAATGAACCAGTTACTGCAGGTAACCCACTAGGTCCTGGTCCAGGACCAGAAGCTCTTAATCTTCCTGCACGTAGTTTTAGTGCCACACAAATATTAAGTCGTCTTGCACAAAATGATCCAACTGGAGAAGTTGAAATGATTTTACAGGACCTTAGTTCCAGAGGCATTGTATAGTGACTATTGGACCGTCTGAGCAAGACAATCGTTTTGCTCTACCAGATAATTTTACTAGGCAAAATGCTTTTGGTGAACCTACTTCAGATCCTAGTGCTGCAATTAAAAGATCTTTAAACCCAGTTGTTGCCCAAGCTAGTCCTGGACTTTATGCTGCTGGAGCGCGTACAAATCTTACTCGTGAAGAACGCAACTTAATCGAGGGTTGGGCATCAATTAAATCAACTCACGAACAGTTGATGAGAATGGATAACAAAAAAGCTGCTGCAGAGTTTGCTAAGTTAGATCCAGATTGGCAAGCAACTTTACAGTCATACTACAAGGTTGATTACGGTCAAAAAGTATCTAAGGATATGCTTGTTGAAGATCCAGTAAAAAGAAAATTACTTGGCATTGATAATGGCTTAAGTGTTGGAGATGTATTCAAGTCTCCATTTAGATTTTTATTTGCTGCTGCAGAACAGTACACAAGACTTTACAATACGCCATACACAATGGCTCAAGAAGCTGCAATTAACCGAGAAAACTTTTGGACTCGTACAAATTTTGAAGCTTCTTTTGATGGTGACTTTGCTTATGACAATAAAGAATTAGATAAATTAGTTAATAAGCATGGTAAAGAATTAAGTTTTGCTGCAATGCATTTACTTGCTGGAAAAACTCCTGGTCAAATTATTGACGCTTGGGGTCCAAATGATGGAGCTATTCTTGAAGCAGTTAATCAAGTATTTAACGAGCCAGATAAAATTGCAAGCCTTATGGATGAATTTGATCGCGCACGTCTGTCTCCTGGTCGCAACGTTGCGCGTTGGGTAAATAAATCTTTTGGCATAGAATCAGAAGAACATCCAGATTGGTTTAAGTTTGGATCTGGTTCTATTGACTTTGCATTTCAAATTTTTGCTGATCCATTAACATACTTAACTGCTGGTGCAAGTAATTTAGGTAAAGCTAACAAATTAACTAAGGCACTTATTTCAAGTAGAGACTCTATTGAATATTTTGCTAATCCTGCTGTTGCTCGTTACTTTGCAGGTTATGGTGAAAAAATTGGTGAGTATGCCAAAGCCATGGAAGCTAAAGATGCAGTTACTGCTGGCAGACTTAAACAAGAAATTTCTAATAAGTACAAAGATCATGGAACAGATCAAGATATTGATTTCTGGGCTAAGGCTGGCGTTACTGACTATGATTCATTTAAGGCTCAATTTACAAATCCAGATTCACAAAACTTTTCAAAATTAGTTCAAGGAAGAGTATCTGGTGTTGCATTTTCAAGAGAGACCGCTTCGGTTGCTCGTCCAGGTAGAGAACTTAGTTTGCGAGCAAAAGAAAAAATTAAAAATACTTTTCTTGGAAAACCTCGGTGGGATGAAATTGATGAACTTGAAACTTCAAAGTTACTTAGAGATTTAGATGAAGGCAATCTTTCAGATGTTGAAAAAGTAATTCAACAAACTGGTTCTAAAGGTGGCGTACTTGATAGAGCAAGAAAACAATTAGAGTATCAATTTTCTTTGCATCCAGGATTCAAGGGTGTATTTGTTGATGATGACAATGTAGTTAAAACTCTTGAAACAGTTCGTCAACAAGCTAACTTAGCTTTTAAAGACAAAACTCTTGCTCATTTATTTACTGAACATTTTAGAACTTCTACACAAGAGCAAAGAATTTTTCTAAAAAGAAATCTTGATGAATTAATTATACGCAGCACTGGTATCCTTGGTTTGCCAGGTGGCAAAGAGTATATGAAAAAGCAACTTGATTTTCATTATGGTACCGACAATACATTTACTGCTGGCAAAGATGCAACTCGTCCAGCACACTTTGGTGACTCACCAGTATCTACTGATGTTATGGGTCCACTAGGTCCTAGCCAAATGAAAAATCAAATTGGTGGTCTTGACTACCGTAAGATTTCTGAATTTGTTGCAGCAGGTCAACTTAAGCAAGTTAAAGCAAGCGGAAAGCTAGATGTTAATACTGCTTCAAAATTGGTTGGTGGAATTTACAACAGCAAAGTAGTTGGAGATTTTGTTGACTTTTGGAGTCTTGGAACTTTGTTTCCACAACTTGGTGTTAGAACAGCAATTGATGAAAGTTTCTTTTTTGGTTTAACTGCAAAGTTTCCAATTCTAAGAGAATTTTTTAAAGCACAAAAATATGGAAAGGTTCTTGATGCTTACACTGGTAGTAAAGCAGGAACTGGTGCAGTAAAAAATGTTTTAGAATCTTCTGTTGGTACATTAATTGGTAGAGATCTTGGTGCCGTTCGTGCCATTACACAGGGACAACGAGATGAAATCTTTGACGATGTTAACCTTAGATTTAATCAATTTGAATCTGCTTATGAAGCCAACCGTTTTGCTAATAAAAAAATAGCTGGTTTAGCACTAGCAACTAAGTATGGATCAAAGCTTTCAGAAAAAGAAAAAGAACATCTAGAAGACTTGATGTTGTACAATCCAAATGCAATGGCTGATGCTAGTGCAATTAGAATTATTGATGCAACATTAAACCAACAAGGTATTCGTGGCGATAACCGAATCATATCAAAAAGCAATGCTGACAAATCCTTAGAAGAAGCCGCAATGCTTTCTACTGGAAACTACGATATTCGCAGATTAAAAGATATGGACGAAGCGGAACTTAATACTTTAATGTTCCATAACTTTATTACTGGTTTTGCTCAAGATGGATTTAAGTTTGGTGCTGATCCAGCTGCAATTTTTATTGCCAATAAAGGTTTAGAAACTGCAGCAGATGTTAACAATGCAGTTAACCAATTCTTAAAAGCAACTGGTTTTGTATTTAATGGCAAGATCTGGCAAGTCAATAGCAATAAAGTTGGAGACGTAAAAAGATTTATTGAGCAAACAACCCATATGAAAAAATATGATGGTTTGCCAGATGTAGAAAAAGTAGCAGAATTTGCTAAAGACTTATTTGCTGATCTTTATGTTCGATTCCACGGTGATGTAAGTAACTACAATGCTGAATTAGTTAAAGTTTTTCAGCCATTTATTAATGGATGGGTTAAAGATCACAGACAAATTCTTAATCAAATGGATAAGTTAAATGATTTTTCTCATCCAAATGGAAAAATTAAAATTCCAAGTTATGCAAGTTTAGTAAAAGGTAATCGACCTAAAGAAGAAATTGTTTCTGATTTAGACTTTGAATATGGTTTGCCAGCTAACTATCGCAAATACGGTGATCGCTTATTTGAATTTATGAGCCGAGCTAGTGATGACATTTATCGCAACCCTTCTGTCCAAGCTCATTACATGATTTACCGTGAAGCTGAGTCAGTTGCTGAAGCTGCAATGAAAAAAGATGTAGCAAAAAGACTAGTTGATCAAGGCATGGAACCAGGTAAGGCTATGCAACTAGCTACCGAACAGTCTAAAGAATTTTTTATTAATCGTGCAATGACAAGAGCTACTAATCAAGTTCTTAAGTATGCTGATAATCCAGATATTAGAACTGTTTTTGCGTACAATGTAAGAACTGTTGGTCGTTTTTATCGCGCAGTTGAAGATTTCCATCGTCGTATGTATCGTTTAGTTAAAGACAACAAGCTAAGTACTGTTTATCGTATGCGATTAATGACAACTGGACTTGATTCCTTTGGCGATATTCACGAAGATCAAAATGGTGAGAAGTACGCAATCTTGCCAATGGATGATGTTATTTATGGTGCAGTAAATGGCACCTTGCAAATGCTAACTAATGGAAAAGTTGGCGTTAATCAACCGTTGTTTAATGATATTACATTTAAGATTACAGCACTTAACCCATCTTTTCAGACTGATGCTGGTGTTCCATACCTATCTGGTCCCGCTGGTTCGCTTTCTGTTTGGGCAGTTAAAAATTTGCTTGGAAAATTTGATCCCACTGCAAATATTGGTGAAGATTTAGACCAATGGACACTTGGCAGTATGGGAGATAATGTTGGTTTCCGTAATGCTGTTGTTCCAAAGTTTGTTAATAACATTTGGAAAATGCTTGCGCCAGATGAAAGAGATCAACAAGAGGTTTCTGCTTACGTTCAGGCAATCGCTTACAATCAAGCTAACGGTTTAGGTATTGATCCAGCAGACTATGCTGATGATCCTGCTGGACTTGATAAAGCAAAGCGTGAATACTTGCACGACCTAAAGATTTCTGCACATAACATTATCGTTACTCGTGCATTACTTGGCATGATTCTTCCCGTGTCTGTACAAACTAAAGACACAAAAGATTTGCCAACATACTTAAAAGAAAATGGCGTAGTAAGTATGAAGGCAAGTTTCTACGAAGTTCTTGATGAAATTAAATTAAAGTATCCAGATGTAGAAAGTCCTTATGAACTTGCTTTAGCAACTTGGACTGGTGAAAATCCAGGCAAGGTTGTATATCTTGTTTCTACTAATCAAGAAGGTATAAAGCCTATTATTGATTATTCAAATGAAATGCAAGATTGGGCTATTTCTAATCGCGATGCTATTGATAAATATGGCGTTGGTGCTTTAATGTTTGCTCCAAATAGTGGTGAGTTCTCTCCTGGTGTTTACAAGTGGGCAGAGTCTGCTGGTATTGTAAACCGAATTCCAGAAGACAAGACATTATCAAAGTACATTTCTGATTACTTTGATGGTGTGACGCTTCAGGCATACGCTAATGCTTACTATGACTTAGCTGATAAAGAAGCAGAGGATCTTCGGTCTATTCCATTTACTGATGTAACTCTACGTAGGTCTGCTTTAAATGCATACGAAAGAAAACGTCAAGAGTTTATGCTTAAAGTTCCTGGTTTAGATCAGTACATTAGAAGTGGTGTGGATAATACCGATGCTGCTCAATTTGTTCAGTCTGCATACAACTATGTTAATTCTGATGGTGCTGCAGTTAAGCCAGAAGTTAGAGAAAAAATTAATCAGGCTTATGAGATTTACAATAATTTTATAAAGTATGCAAATCAAATTGATTCTATGGATCCATCTGGTGCATCCGACATGAAACGTGCACAAAAAGAAAAAGCTATTGATGAGATTCAAAAAATTATTGATTCTGATCCAAGCAAGACCGTTGAACAATACTTTAAGTATGGATTGTTAAAACTAATGACTGCTAAGTCTCGTGATGCACAACCAGGAATTGGCAGAAATATTATTAAGGAAGTAGGAAACTAATGGCTGGTGGTGGCACTGGTGGAGTTGGACAAGTTAAACCACAAACTGGTTTTCCTACGTGGGGTCAAGGTGTACCAAAAAAACCTGGACAAGTTCAAGTTCCTATAAAATTTAATTTTGGTGCTGGCAATCCTTTTGGTCCTGGATTTATTTTACCAAGCGAAGCTGTTGGTGGTTACGAATGGAAAATAAATACTCAACAACAATTTCCAGTTGCTATTTCTCTTATTGGGGATAGTACTGGAAGGTACATTCCAAGTCCTTATACTGGAGAAGGTTCTGCTGTAGGTTCACCATTAACAAGAGATCAAGCAATTGCTAAGATTATTACTGATACATCTGGCAAGCCAGGTGGAATACTTGCACTTAAAAAACAATTAGATGAAAAGCAGTTTTATGGTAATCCAAAAGCTGGACAACAATCTATTCTTTCTGGAGATTCATTAGATAATAATTTTTATGCAGCATTATCTTTTGCTTTAGATCAAGCCACTGGTTTTAATGCCTCACTTGCAGCACAACAGGGCGATGTAACTAATCCTAAAATTTATAGTTTTGAACAATTTTTATTAGAAGCACCTAAGAGTGGTTTGTATAATAGTACGTCATTTGGTGGTGGCGGTGGTGGAAGAAGAACCACAATTACAAATCAAAAGTTTAGTCCAGAAGATTTTGATGTTGCAATTGATCAGTTGTTTCAGCAAACAGTTGGTCGTGGTGCAACCGAAGAAGAACTAGCTGACTTTGTTGGTAAGTTACAGTCTTACGAAAAGAAGAATCCACAAAAAACTGTAAGTGTAACCTCTGGCAATACCACAAAGACTACACAAAGTGGTGGAGTAAGCGCAGATATTATGCAATCAATGATGCGTGATGAAGCATTAGCTAATCCTGAAGCTGAAAATTACAACAAAGCGACAAAGTATCTTAGCTATTTTATGGAAGCTCTAGATAATCCGATTGAATTAGGTTAATATGGCAGACAGAATTAGTATTTATGAAACAATCACGACTACTACAGATGGCAAGAAGTCAAAAACAAAGTCTCCTCGACCTTCTCCTGGTAAAGCATGGAAGAAGGAAGGTAAGTATTGGGTAAAGCCTGCTAAGCCTTCTAGTAACGTAGCATGGGATGATAACAAGGGCTGGATTACTGCTGCTGCACAGGCAACTGCATGGGATATTCCACTTGCAATCATTAATTCTGATCCAGGACTTAAAACACTTTTTGATGAAGCTTGGGCTGCACAAAAACGTGGTGAAGAATGGACTCAAGAAACATTCATAACTAAGCTTAAGGCACTTGAATGGTATAAAACCAAGAGTGACGCACAGCGAAAGTACTACACCTTATCAAAGGATCCTGCTCAGGCAGAAGAATTTGCTGCACAAATAAAAGCAAATAAAGCTACTGTTCAAGACGTAGCTGGATTGCTTGGTGCAACATTAACTGATGCAGAAGCAGATCTAGTTGCTCGCACTAATCTTCAAAATGGTTTTAATGAAGCAGAGTTAAAGAACTTTCTTTCTGGTTACATTAAATTTACTGGTCAAACTGATGCAGAAAAGATTGGTTCTTTATACGGTGTTGCTGGTGATACAGAAGATACCCTTCGCACATGGGCAAGGAAGAATAACGTAACACTATCTGAGGACTGGATACTTGGTCAGGTACGTGGTGTTGCTGCTGGAGATTTTACTGTAGATAAAGCAAAAGATTACGTAAACAATATTGCTAAGCAACAGTATGCTGCATGGGCAGACAAGATTGATAATAACAACAGTGTTGAAGATCTTGCTGCTGGCTATCGCCAACTTGTTGCTAGTGAACTTGGTGACAATATAGATAATGTAACTCTTGAGAATGAGTTTGTTAATAACGCAATGCTTGCTACAGATGATAAAGGTAGACCAATTACCAATCAAGCATTAGCCAAGACTGTTCGTAAAAGCGATGCATGGGCAGATGTGCCAAAAAACAAAGACAAGATCTATGGTTTAGCAGATGATATTTTATCTAAGTTTGGAATGAGATAATGGCTGGTTGGGAAGATCTTAAACAAATATTTATTGATAGTGGATTACCAGAACTTGCTGATATAATTACTCAGATTGCACAAGATGAAGGTGTGGACGCAGGTAATATCATTACTGAAAAACTTCGCCAGACTGATACATACAAGCAAAGGTTTCAGGGCAATACTGATCGCTTAGCTGCTGGCAAGTCTATTCTTACTGAAGGTGAATACCTTTATCAAGAACGTCAGTACACAGAAACAATGAAGGCTTATCAAGCTGGTGGTCTAGCTACTAGAGGTAACTTTGCATCATTAATTGCCAATGATGTATCTGTTAAAGAAGTACAGGATCGCTTTGCCAATGCTTACACAAGAGTGCAAAAAGCAGTTAGTTCAAATGATAAACCACTTGTTGATGAATTACGCAAAATGTATCCAGGTATTACAGATAATGAAATTGCAAATAGTTTAGTTCTTGGTTCTGAAGGTTCGGATTACTTAAAGAACAAACTTGATATTGCTGACATTAAAGCAGCAGAAACTGAAACTGGTATTAAATCTACAATTGGTGCAGAAAGACTTGCTGCTGAAGGACTTACTAGATCACAGGCTCGTGTCGGTTTAAGCAGAATAGCTGCTAGTACTGGTGGTCTTGAGCAAGCTTCAAGAACATTTGGTGAAACAAGTACTGAAGGTCTTCAGCAAGAACTTGAACAAGAAAATCTTCTTGGAGTACAAAGTAAGCGAACAAAGCGTTTAGCTTCTCAGCAACGTGCACAATACAGTGGTCAATCTGGAATTAGATCTGGATCACTAGGAAAGAAATCACAAGTATAAACTCTCGTTGGATCGACCAGCCCCAACGACGTAACAGACTGGTAGTGGAAGCCAAGTTATATTCCCCGTATAACTTTGTGGTCTGCGTTTAACCGATGAATAAGGGAGATAGTTACGATGAGTAACAATAACGAATGGTACGAAGACGACGATGACTTCTTTGAAGAAGAAGATCAAACTAGTGGATTGCAAAATCTACGTAAGGCAGATCGCGCTAAGTCTAAGCGTATCAAGGAACTAGAAACTGAATTAGAAAGTTTACGTAGCTTTCAGCGTCAGTCTGTCGTCAGTTCCGTTCTAAATGAAAGAGGAGTTAATCCTAAGGTCGCTACATTTATTCCATCAGATGTTGCTAATGATCCAGAATCAATTAGTAAATGGTTGGATGAACATGGTGAGATCTTTGGTGTTCAGTCTCAAGTACAGCAACCTATGGTAGACCAAGAAAATCTATCTATGTTGCAACAGATTGATGCTGTCACAAGCTCGGCTCTTTCTCCTGACGATGTTAATGATGTGTTCTCACGTCTTAACAATGCTCAGAGTGCCGAAGAATTATTGGAAATGATTTACGGCGCAGATTCGTAATCAATCACACAACCCCTAAGGAAATAACATGGCTGTAACAGGCTTATCGGGTGGTTCCGCCAATACTAATGGTGGTCTTGGTGGTGGACAGTACTCGTCCGCCAACAACGTAGGAACATTCACCCCATCCAATGGTGCTGGTCTAGTTCAGAAGGCATACGATCGCCTTGTTGAATTTGAACTACGCGCTACCCCATTGCTACGTTCAGTAGCAGACAAGAAGCCTGCTCGTCAGGCTATGCCAGGTTCATCTGTAGCTCTACAGATTTACAACGATCTAGCTAAGGCTACTTCAGTTCTTTCTGAAGAAGTAGATCCAGCTGCAGTAGCACTTGGTACTCCAGATATTGTTACCGTTACTCTAAACGAATACGGTAACTCTACTCTAGTAAGCAAGAAGCTTGGTCTTATGTCACTTGCTGACGTAGATCCAGCGGTTGCTAACATCATTGCATTCAACATGGCTGATAGCATTGATGATCTAGCACAGAATGCTCTACTAACTGGTACTAACGTACTATACGCAACTGGTGGAACAACCACTGCAACTACAACTTCAGGAATCACTTCAGATGATACACTATCTGCTGCTGATATCCGTAAGGCTGTAGCTAAGTTGCGTAGCAACAAGGCTAACGGACGTAAGGGTTCACTTTACTGGTGTGGTATTCACCCAGAAGTTTCCCACGACCTTCGTGCCGAAACTGGTGCTGCTTCATGGCGT